TTGTCCTCAATCCATAGCCTCGTGTGTGCTACCATTTGTCTACTCCGCCGACTTGTTGATGTATGCCCAGAGCATGTGCTCCAGAACGCTGGCATTGGTCGCGTTGTCAATCTGCACGACCATTGGATCACCCACGTATGGACAAACGATGATCGGGTCCCCACCATCGCCCCATGAGTTCGGTGCGCCGGAAGCAGTCAAGGTAAGGGTGAACACCGCGCCGTCGGCGATAACGCCGAAGATGCGCACCTTGGCACCCTCCAGTACAGCAGCCGTACCAATATTGGTGGTCAATGTGATCGCCTTGGTTGACAAGCTATCAACAGTGTCGAACTGCCACGTGCCATCTGAAAGCTGATACGCGATAACGTCACCGGAGGCCGTCGCGTTACCTGCCGGATCTTTCGGTGCATCGGTGACATTCAGTACCTTCTGTCCCGCTGCCGCTGCCGCCGATGCGGTGGTCCGCGTGCCGGTGCCCTCGGCGTACATAAAGCTCAATGTATGCGCAGTTGCTCCGGTAGTGACCGCAGCCCGCAACATCGCTGCGGTATGCCCATCTTTACCCTGGATATTCTCCTGGATGATCGTGCCCGCGCTCTCGGTGTGCCGGCCGAATGTTTTGAAACTGTGTACAAATGCTGATACTCCCATCTTCTTTTCCTTTTCTCTTTGATGGTCGGGCGGCCCGAAGGCCGCCTTTATTACTCACGGTCAACGACCGTGTTTCCTATAGCCCGGTTACCACACAGAACGCTTCAGGTCGATACGTAACCAGAACCGCTCGCAGGCCACACCGCACGGTCTGAACGCCATTGGTGAAGTCCGCGGTGTCCAACCCGATTTCAACAGTCACGTTCTGGCGCATAAACAATTGCGAGAAATTGACTGTGTCGCCTACCAGCGCCGTGGTTACCGTTTGTGCATCGGTTTCAACCACGTTGATACCCCACAACCGCATCGGTCCGGCTTCGCTCGGATTGCCCCAGATATACAGACCATCATTGGTCCGCATGAGTCGCACACCCTGCCAATCGGTGGGATGTATATACACCACGTTCGGGACCGCCCGGCCGGTGACGCGCACTTTGACCATAGCCTTGTATACGGCGTCCGGAACATTGTCGCCGCCAAGTGCCTGACTTTGCGCATTGGTCAGGTTGTTGAAGCCGTAGAATTGCGGTGCTGATCCCGAACCGGTGAGACAATATGTGTCCAGTTTCCGACGCACAAGGAACGGCAACCGCATATTCAGATAGCTGCGTACGCCTGATTCATCGGCAAGCTGTTCGTCGGTTACCGGTAAGCTCGTGCCGATAGATCGTACTGTGGCAGTCTGCTCGGTCAGCGCGAGTGTACTCTCGGCATATGCCCCAGCCTCGCTCCGCGCAGCGGCGGCATCGGTCACCGTGGTCTCTTCCATATAGACAACCGCAGCCTCCCCGGTTGTCCCGCCCGGAATCGTATCGATCACCTGAATAGGCCGAAGGGCTTCTTCAATGAGCGTTCCTGTGCGTACGCTCTCCGGTGCCCAACCGGCCGAAGTGCTGAACGTAGTCTTGAGCATCGGCGTAACCGCGCCCTTGATTTCCGTATTCACGCCTGTCCAGCTCATGCCCGGCTGATGGTTCTTGTACGCATCGCTTTCAACGAACAAGTCGCCGATTCCTTTCTGGGTACTGGATTCGTTGCCGACAGCAAAGCGCCCAATTGTTTTGTCGTCAGCTCCACCCTTGACATTATGGCTCTCGGCCAGACTCTTCTCGGCCGTCTCCATGATCGCCAGCTCGTCCACCTCGGCCCCGATTGCGTCCAGCTCTTCATTGAGCTTACGGATCGCGGCCAGCTTCTCGGTGTTGGTACCCTTCAGGCTCGTGATCTTATCGATGTCGATCTCCTGAGAGTTTCCACCGGCTTCGGCTTTGCCCTCTGCGAAGATCCCCGCGAGTTTCTTTTGCTTGGCGGCCAACTCGTTCCGCTTCTCGACCAGTTGCTTAATCATTGCTTCCTCCCGCGAATGTTTTGGCAAGCTTTTTCAGCTCGTCGTTTGGATCTGTGAGAAGATCATCAACGTCCGCAATCGTCTCAACGAGTGCATCACGCAACGCCTTCAACCGTCGGGTACTTGCCCGACTCATATTGTCCTTTCCCTTCTCTTCGCGGAGGTTCTGGATTTGCTTTGCTCGCCCACACACCGACTCTACGGCTACGACCGCCTCGTCAAGTTGCTTGGCGAACTCCATCGATTTATCCTTTGTTTCCATTGTCTCTCCCTTCGTCAGTTCATCACGGATCAGCACCGCAATATCCTCAAGATTGCCAACAGGCGATTGCTTAATTGCTGTCAAGTGCGTATCGATTCCCGCGCCCAGCAGGACCGGGGAAACTTCCGGTATTGAGATCCGGGTGAAGATCCTTACCATCTGTCCGTCGATCTCTTCCATGCGCCAGTCGGAACTCGGAAGCGCGAAACTCCATTCAATCGGGAACCCATTTTCCTTCAGGTACTTGATTTTGTTGTACGTCTTTACTGCGTCTGGATCGCTCATGTCGAACTTACCGCCGACCATCCCCCAGCCGTCACGCTCGAACGTTTTACCGACGCCAATAGGTAGAGCATTCACGCCTTCGCCCCATGATCCGTGATTCCATTGGCTGACCATCACCGGCTGCTCGCCAATCGATCCGGGATCGTATCCGTCACCGTCGTGATCGATCTCTGTCAGATTTGCGAAGGCAGCCTCAAAGGTTCCCTCGCCGTCCGCGTCAAGTTTCAAGTTTGTGAGTTCATAGACTTTCGTAGTCGGCCTGACCTTCATTTCAACTGGCATAATGCCCTCCCCTATGCCGGTACTGCGGCACTAACAACCGGCGCGAACGACCGCGAACAATTCGGGTGCTGAGTCGGCTCAATGTTTCCCGCGTCTTCCATGCTCATGATTTGTCCGTCCAGCTCGATGCATCGCGGATCATGGATCTCCCCGCGTCGCGCATCGAATATCTGTATACCGGTCACCGTGTCAGAGGCTTTGTAGACCTCCATGCTGGACACGTTCTGCGCGTATTTGGTTTCTGCCTGAGCGATGATCTCAGCCCGAGTCTTTGACGTAAGGTAGTGCGGCCCGGCCGGTACCTGATCACGGATTCGCCGAGCAACGGCATCGCGCCCAAGCCCTTCGGCCCGCGCTTGCGCTACCGTGTCGTACATCGCCGAACGCGTCTGTTCAGTGAGATCGATCAGCCCCCGCCGTGTACCGCCCCTCGCAATTACCGCCCGCTCCATTGGATCGGTCAACATCACGCCGAGATTGAACGTGGTTTCAATCGTGTTATGCGTGGCGTGGAGGATCTCCAAGTAATATTCCTCATAGCCCAGCCCACCGGGGGTGAGCCCGAGTATGATCTGATCGATGATAGCTCCGTCCGATGGATCAAGAGCTTTCCGTCCGTTGCCATTGCGTGAGGCCAATCCGACCGTTGCAGTGAGCCATGCGTCGGCCATTTCATCGCCAAGCGCGCTGAACTCTTTTTCGAGATCAGCGGCCCACGCTGCCGCAAGCCGTTTCTCGTCCGCCATGAATCGGCGATCAAGTAGACGGCGCTGTTCAAGCCCGTCGTCCGCGCCCTTGATTGCTTTGGTGATCCATTCGGTATCGTGCTTCTCGTCGGTAGGCTCTGAGGCAACATGCCCGACCGGAACCATGAGATCGCTGAATCCTTGCCGGTAGACCTCATCGGCCGGAGTCGTTTCCAGCCCAACCGACTTGCGCCCTTCAGCGCGTGTGATGAGTCCGCCCTGCCACTGACGTACAACCCGCTCACTCTGCCGGGTTTCGTCTTCCTGCAACACGCGCACCCGGCTATTGTCGAACACTACAGACCATTGCTCCGGGTTCGGCTCAAACTCAGGCAGCAGCGTGCGGTCCAGCTCTTCGGCGAATACCCGCTGCATCGGGATGATCACGTTCTCGTAGGCCAGCTCGCGGAGCTCTTTCATCGTCGCACCGACCTTGGTCTGTTCCATCCCGGTACCGAATCCAACGACCGCCGCCGGAATCCCCATCACCGCACATACCCGTTCCTCGGGAATCTGCCGGAGCTTGTCGATGTTGAGCTTGGCGAGATCGATATTGAGCGTGTCGATCGTCACAGCCTCACCGACCACCAGCGCATCGCCCGCGCGGTCGCCACGGAACATCCGCTGAAAGTATTTCTTGATTCGTTCCCGTGCTGGTTCCCCGAGAGTCGCCCCGGTATCAGATGGCGAGATCACGACACCAGGTACGCCAAGATTACGCAAGATCGCCGCCGTCATGTTGGCCGCCTCGTCATCGGTAAACACCTCACGGAGCAACGATTGCAACGGTGCCAAGCCTTGCTTTCCGTCGTTCGGATCGATTCCGTTGCGGAATTGCGTCATGTCTTCGCGGTCAATCCGGCGCGGGCCTTTGTCCGTCGTATGGTCGTAGTGTGTGATCAGTTCTGTAGGTGAGCCCTTCGGCGTGATTTGGAACGATGGCTGATAGTACAATCTCTCAGGCCGGCCCCCACGTCCTCGCTCGATCTCCAGGTAACTGTTACCTCTGATCGTGTAATCAAGAGCAAGCGCCATTTTGAGCGCCCCGCTGCCGTACCATGGATTCGGATTGCGCATGAGTTGGGCCAGTGGATGATCAAAGTGTAGCTCGCCGTCTTTGTCCTGTACGGCAATCGGTGCCTCGGGAAACTGCCGGGCAACCCACAATGCGGGCGCTGTAATCACCGCAGAGCCGAGGCCGTCGCCTACCGCTTTCGCATAGTCGAATCGGGACCGAGGCATTGACCCGCCCTCTGAATCGCGGCGGAGGATGTCGAATGCTTTGCGGCCAATCTTGATTTTCACGTGACCTCGATCTCCCGCTTAACCTGGTGAAAGTGGCTATATCTGAGCGCGTCGATCGTGTGATCATCTTTGCCGACGAGGATCGGCAGCACATCACCGGTGGTACGATCCACCTTGTATGAATAGCTGCCGAACTCTGCAATGGTGTGACGACACCGTGGATGGATCACAATCTCCTCAAATGCTTTGAGTATCGATATCCCGTCCTCCACGCAGCCGAAGGGTTTTTTGACTGGACGCATCTTTGGATAACCGTGGCGCTTCAGATAGCTGATTGTCTCGGGCCGCGCACAGTCTGCCGGACACGGCCATATATCGGATTGCGGAACCGAGCGAAATAGTTGCGGCAGGTCGTCAAGCTCCACTCCTACGCCGTACGCCTCAAAGTCCACATATAGCGTGCGATCGATGACGTAGGACCGTACCATCGTAGTCGGGTCCTCGGCAAATCCCCAGTCAACGCCAAGATAGTAGCGGTCGATATCATCGGCCGGATGCGCGAATTCCTCGACGTGGTACTTGCCGCCGAATACCAGAGCATGGCTGATATGCCGGGGCTTGCCCTCCCAAATCCATTGGTACTTGTCCGGGTCTACACGCTGCACGTACTCCATCTCGGCCCGGAGTGTATCGGGGAAAAATGGATTGTCACGATAGGTGACGTACTTGACCATCGCATCGGGCGGCGGGGCTTTGACGAACCGCTCATAGGTCGGCGCGTGTTCGGCGTCGGTATTGAAGTCGATCCAAATCTCCGAGCCATCCTTGCGGATAGTCGGTATCAGCACGTCCAGGCTCTCATTGGTCGTGCGCTCAGCCTCGGTCAGCCATGCTATATCGATGCCTTCGAGGCTCTTGATCTCCCCAGGATTGTTGCGGATGCCTTTGAAGATGAACATCCCGCCGTTGCGGCAGGTGATCTCCGATCGCGTAACATTGAATAGCTCAGCGATACCGAGCAGTTCCATCTGATCCATGAGCAATCGATGTACTGAGTCACCGATGGATGTCTGATACTCCCGCGCGCATAGCACCCGCAGGCCGCGCTCGGCAACCAGCAACAACAACGCCCGAGCAAATGACCACGAGGCTCCCTTGCCACGACCGCCCCAGTACACCTTGTAACGGTGAGACTCGAACAGTTCGGCGAACGCCTCGGGGATTGCGACGCGTGTAGCTGTCATGCGTCATCCTTCGGCTTGACGAAATCGACTGTCATGTGGAATCCACCGTCACCGGTACCCAGATCGATATGCTGGTAGTCGCCGTACTTCTTCGGCATACGCTTTGAGAGCGTCCACTTACGGGTATCGACCCTGAGCTTAGCGACTTGGACATCGGCCGGCTTTGCAGAATCGGCTATATCGTTGAGAGAATCGAACTCAATATCAGCATCAATGTTGCACGCTTCCGCATACAACTTGGAAAAATACTCATGCTCAGCCAGCCATTTCCAAATGGTCGAACCGTTCGGCATCGCATCTTCTGCCGTAATCTTACGTATTGACTCACCTTCGGCACGGCGTGCACAGATCTCGTCGGCGAGCTTCTGCGTGTAGGTAGTTGGTCGCCCGCGCGGGCGCTTTGCTTTCGGTGCTTTGGCCAGACAGCCCCTCCCAGGTTACTGGATGAGACTACCATAAGCACATAATCGGGGATCTGTCAAGTAGCTTTCTGTGGCATACCCGCAACAGCGGCGCGCCAGTCACCGGCGTAGTCATCGATACACCGAATCCAAAAAGCCTCGCACTCAGTAGCCTGACCCTTGGCAACACGTACCCTGATACGTTGGCGCTCAGTCTCTCCGGCATCGGCCATCTCAGGCAACGGCTCGGCGTGATGCATAACCGCAGCGGTGATCTTTGCTATGACTTCGCTACGGTCCTCAGCATCCGGTGAGGCTTCAATCTGTGGCGGGGCGAAAGTCTCTGGACGGCCTAGGCCTATCATCACCTTTTCGATTACAGCCACGTCCGGCAATGAGCGCAGGGCCGCAGGGTGTGAGGCAATCACAGCACTGTACACCGCATTCTTGTACTCGCGCTTGAGCCAGTGGTACTTAGCTACCAGCTCGGTGTATTGTCCGGCGGTGTATTTGAGTCCGCCATAGTGCATCGAAAAGGCTTTCAGCATGTCTTCAATCTGTGTCATATCTTCCCCATCCTCCGTAGCGCGTCCATACCCTCGCGCTCAGTCTCGGCCCGCTCAAACTCATCGCCCAGGCCAACCACCAGCTCGTCGAATCGCCGCAACAGCACTTTCGGCGCGGGGCTTGCGTCCTTCCAGTACCCGCCCTTACCGGTTTCTTTTCGTCGCTTGAATACCGCGAGTATCCCACGGGCGAACTCTACCGGATCCGGAAGTGCCGAGTCGGGAGCGAGAAGCTTAGTCCGGGCGGTGATGTCCTTGAGTGCGATGTGTTGGTTGCCGGGCTCAGGCCATGCGGTAGTAGGCAATCCGAGTGCTTCGATACCTTTGCGATAGACAGTCAGCACTTCATCAGGCTCCGCTGTTATGTGTTTTTCCATCGCGCGCGCGTTCTTCTCTTGGTCTTTCTCTAGTTCTATATCTAGATCTATCTCTAGCTCTTGTCGGACATTGTCCTCTAATGTCCTTTTTTCATCCTTGGTTCTCTCACGATAGTCCCGCTTCTTACGTGCCCAATCGGTCTCGTCGCCTATCATGGTTGCAACCTGAGCCATGAATAGCGTACCGTCGTCAAACTGCTGCATCATGTTCAACTCGGTGAACACCTTCACCGCTGAGCGCACGATGTCAATATCGGTGTTGGTGATGGTGGCGAGCATACTATCGTTGTACGGGATGGTGTCCGAGAAGCGTAAATCACCCTCATGGTCGATACTTTCAACCAGCAACTTCAGGTAGAAGAGCAGATATTTCTCGCCGTTCTCCATTGCCTCAATGATTCGCGTATCGTGGCGCTTGAAGAAGTCTCGATGCAGTTTCAACCAGTAGTAGCGTTTAGTCACTATCCTCTCCCCATACCTATCGTGTCTATGCGTGTTGTTCCATGCTTAGAAACGTCCGCAATGCGTTCTCCGTCGTCTCGTCCTTATCAAGAAACACGCGCCCATCTGTGAAGTCGTAACCGATAAACCTGACGCGGTGAAAGCCGTGATAGGTCCACTCTACATCAATACCGTTCGTGAGCGCGTGGTGAATCAAATTGAATACACTCCTCTGCCACGGCCGCACTTCTGCCCCGTGTTGCTTGACTTCAATCAACATAATCTGTTTGGTTTCGACGTTTGCCAGAATGAAGTCAAGGTCAGTAACACGGAAGCCGCTATATGAATCTGGAAGATTGGACCGTATCCAGCCAGAAAAGAACAGATCGCGTGTGCCGGAATGTTCCTGTCGAGTCATTGAGACAACCGACCCTTTGAGATATTGACGTTCTGCTCGTCACTTTCCACACCATCAAATAAACATCCATTTTTGAGCGCCGCGACGCCGGTCGTTCCAGCCCCGCAAAACGGATCAAGTATTGCCTGCCCCGGCAGGCACATCTTAGAGACAATATCAATCATGCCCGACTCCGACTGTCCCCATTTGTGGTTGGCTTTGTCGTTGCCGTCGCTTTTGAATACATCTCCAAACGTCTTGCCGGAGTAGTCGCCGTTGCAATAAATCAACAACGGTTTCCATGTGGTGTTCACGTTTACTTGACGCAGTGGTGTCGGTTGGCCCGGCGTTAGATATGTCGCGGTCCAGTAGTACCGCAAGCGACCGCTCAACATGGAATAGATTTCATCGAGATATGACTGCCCGCTCATCGCAATCAATAACCCGCCCGGCTTCAACCAGTCAACGGCGTGCTCAGCCAGCGCCTCCCACAAATACAGGTATTCCTTTGGATATGGTGGATCGGTGATGATAAAATCATACCGCCTCGGCGCGGTCCAAGTCCGCATATCGGCGTGATAAATGTTCCACCGGTCGTCTGGTTCAATCGCTGCGCCTTGTGCCGCGATCTCTGCGCGTTTCTGATTTCGTTCGGCCTCTTGTTGTTCGCGCCTTGCCACGGTAGCCGCGTCTTTCTCTACTGTCTGCGCAGCGGCGGTCCCGCTGACAGATAGTGGTGTGGGGCGGGGTGACACATATGTGTCAAGATTGCTGCTATCTGACGCTTGTGCAGATCCCTGTTTTGACACATGTGTGTCAGGCGTAATGTCGCGGCGCACGGTCTCTTGACTCACCCCCAGCGCCTTCGCTGTTGCCCGCTGTGTGGCCTGCATGTCTTCCAATTTCCTGGCTAGTTTCTTCCTGCGATCCACGGCTATCTTGAACTGCGACAGATCGACGCTTTTCAGGAAGTCGTCTATTCGCTCAAAGCCGGGACCGACTTCTTTCCATCGGTCATCTTCAAGTAAAGCCTCAAGGCCGAAGCACGCCCTCTCCATTGTGTACCCGCTGACATGTACCGATTCAAGTAGCCGTCCATACGTAATGTTGCTATCCATTTATCCCCACAAAAAAAGCCGTCAACGGTAGGTGCTCACCCGGCTTCCCGAAGGAAACCCACCTACCGCCAACGGCTCTATCAAAATACTCGCACGGGGTGAGTCGCGCAATACCTGCCAGCATTATCTCACATCCCGCCCTCATGCACAACCCCTCCGATATCGCACCCGCCGCGCGTCGTTATCCGGATACCCGTTTTCCAAGGTGTTACGATACCCCTGCATCACCACATCATATTCCAGATGCGCGACGTCGGCCCACTTGTGAAACGCGCCGCTGGTGAAGAAGTACCGAGCCTTGCAACTCACCGCCTCGCTTGTGCTCCCCAGGTCCTTGTACGCCGCCAACAGCATAGCCGCCCCGAGTCGTGCGTGTGGGTCGAACTCGATACCGGGCCGGTGATTTGGCGTGGTCGTTGTGTCGTGCTTGTGCTGACCGCCGCTCATGTGCTGGCGTCCATTCGATACTCGGTCGTAATCTGTGGAATGCCGGTGTATTTATTCAGCGTCGTTTTTTCCGTTTGCTTCACGTGATAGCCGCGGGCTCGTATGCGGTAGATCTCCCTCGGCAGGTCATCGA